GCGTCCAGTATTGCAGCGTCATCAGGAAACACCTCAGCGTGTCGGTCATTTTCTTTGTCAATCAGGTGATCCTCTTTACCGCCCATACTGAATAGGTACTTAAAGTTGTTAGGACAGCCCTCTGCCAAGACTCTTTTGAACATGGACACTTCTTTGGTATAACAGTAGAAAGTCACCTCTGGAACAAGCCTAGCCAGTTTAAGCCACATCTGTAAGTAGTCCTCTGAAAAAAAATCTCCAGCATCGTGAATACGTACGTGCTTGCCTTTCATTTTTGGCTTGGACACTTCTTCAAGCATCTGCGCAAACCAGCCTTGTGGATCTTCAAGTATGTATTCAAGATTGCGCGTATGCCGTCCCTTGACGTTGCTGAAGTTGTATGTGCCGTTGCGCGCATAACAAACTGTCGCACAAGCGCCAGCATTGGGACAGGTCTTGATGTTTGTGCCGTTGCTTAGTTTTGCTGCAAGCGCAGGTATGCTCCAGTTATAGATCCCGTCAGGTCGCAATTCACTGTTGGACGACAACAGCGTTGCAGGTCTTAATCCAGCCATACTTTGTACACCGCCGTCACTCTGCCCTTGATTGGGTCAATGAAATGTAATCGCTGAGAAGGTGTTGCGCTTGCTGCAAGCATTACGCCTGCGTACCTGTTGTCACTTTCCGTACTACCCGTTTGGTAGACACTACCTTGACCATTCGCCATTGCCCACTCTGAGTGCGTGTGATAGTGACCAATGTAGACATCTCTGAAGTCCCATGGGTAAGATCCTGAGCGCCACTTGTTTGCGTGTTGAACGATTGCACCTGGTGAAGCAAATCCATTTCTGCCAACCTCATCTCCGTGAATAAGCAATGCTCTGTACGCGCCAATTTCAACGCGCTGAATATCCTCTGGACAGTCTTGCCACGTCAGCCGTTTCTCCCCCTGAAGCAACTGACGGGCAAGTTCGTAGCACATTCTGTCAAAGTTATCTGATCGTGGCACGTTGTCGCGCTTGGATCCAATTCGCCCGTGATTACCCCACTCAGCAATGACTGTGACCTTTTCGTAATTTGACAACGCATACCGCACAACATCAACGCACAATCTGGAGACATTGACGTATTGCTCAAACAACGTGGCATCTACCTCAAATGCTTGGGTAGGAAAGTTAAACAAACCCTCAACCATGTCCCCGCCAAAACAGATTGTTACCTCTTTGACAGGGTGATCTGCTCTTTGTATCTCGGTAATGCGCACTGCTTTCTCGCAAAACTCCAACACACGCTTGCGCATAATCTCACTGTTGTACGACGTAGTGCGCTTTGCGCCTTGCCAATCCGTCATGTGCCACAAAGCCACCTCACCTTTTGCTTTGCGCTTATCAATAACAGGCGTAGCAACAGGTTCAATCTTGCCCATTGTCAGCATCGCGTCGTAGGCTGCTTGGTGTGATGCTTCAACTAGATCCTGGGTGCGCTCTTTGGATTGACGCAACTGTTTCTGCAACCGCATGAGCGCTTGACGCAATTCTTTCACGTCTGCACTTTCAATCTCAGGCGGCAAATTCTTTAACTGATCTTCAAGGCTCATCTGTCATCGCAATCTCTAATCCGTGCGCGGTATAACCTTGTTTGTCGATCCAACTATCCTCATGCGCTGGGTTCACTGAACACCGCACAGACTTGAAGAAATCCATCATCAGTGCAACCTGCCATGCTGGTATATCGTCTATACCCAGCAGTGCGCCCCAACCCCTACCGACTTGGGCAAAGTTGATGTGAGCAGATCCGTATTCGCTCTGCCTGTTGTTCAGCACTTCATTTACTTTGGACATTTACACGTGCCTGTTCTATGAGCCAAGATTGCTTCATTGCTTGTCTTGTATCCCTCAGCGCGCAAACAGCGCAGTATTGTCCTTTGCGAGATCCCTTGCGCCCACATTTCTTCAAGGGTTTTTTGATCTTCAGGGGTCATTGAATTTACTGTCAGCATGTACGGGCAAATTTGATTGACAATGGTTTGTTTGTATCGGTCTGCAAGCGTCATAGGGGTTTGCCTCCAATCAAAGCGTAACGCAAAAAGAAACAACCGCCAACATGAGACACGCTGGCGGTTGGATCTATTTGTGCTACTTCTTTTTTGTTGCCTTAGACAGTTTGTTAATCTTTGCAGTTACCGCGTCAGCAATCAAGCCAAACGCAGGATCAGTTTTGTCAATGCCGCGTATGGCTGGACCAACCACTGCTGCTGCTGTGGCAAACGCGAGCGCGCTGAGATCCTGCACCCCTGCCGCATATAGCGCGCCAGCAGTGATAGCAAAGTGGCGTAGTGCAGACTTGATCATGTCAATGTGCTTTTGTTCCATTGTTTCCCCCTTATGGACGTGCAACGCCCATGATTAGTGAATAGGCGCGTTTCTTTGTGTACACGCCGTCCCCGTTTGATTGTGAACCTTTGGTGTCGCCTGAAGTATTGCCCTCAATGCACCACAGGAACTTTTTGCCGTCATTCTTGACTACGATGCCAACGTGATCTGCTTGCGCGTCAGCGTCAAACTGAAAAAATGCTATGTCACCTGGTTGAGCCTGACCCACTGGGACAATCTTGCCTTTTTTGGCAAACCACTTCAGCCCAGCGTCGCATGAGGCAAATCCCTTTTTGGTTTGCGCTGCAATCAGGTGGGACAGGTTTGCCTCTTTGAAGCACCATGACACAAACATTGCGCACCATGGCTGATTGTTCAGCCCGTACCACTTGCCGTACTTTGTGTCGTTGTTGCCTGTTTCTTGGTAATTCAATTCATTTTTGGCTGCGTCAATGACAATCATTTGTCGCCTTCCTTCTCTTCAATCGGTTTTGGCTTGGATTTTAATCCATTAGCAGAAAGTATGCCCGATAGCGTACCAGTAAGAAACACGCACAAGGTTGATACAATATCTATGAAAGCAGCGTCATTAGGCGCTTGCGCCATAGGTTGCGTCACAAATACCAGCGCATACAGCATGGCAAATACCGATCCAGCAAATACCAACGCCAGCAATATGCCGATTGTGACAATTAGGCGCGCGTGCAATTCTTCAGGCGTGTATTTACGTCTAGCCACTTTGAGTCTCCACATTAGGTAGTAGATCCTTTGTGCACTGACCTATCGCTTCGCATTGAGGTGGCACACATTCTGCTTTCTCCCAATTCTCAAATTCTTGACAAGGATAGCGCGTGTATCCCTGATACCCGCACCCGCTAAGGCTAAGCGCGATTAAGCAACAGGCGATAAATTTCATCAACCCTATTCTCCAAACGCTTGATTGACTCACCTTGACGTGTTTGCTCGTCCCTCATGCTTGATCCTGAATTGGGTTTTAATTCTGCAAGGTAATACTTAACCAGATGCCTTACGCCCATTGCTGCTGCACCTATCAAAGTGGACACGCCTACGCTCAGCCCAACCCATTGTTCTACGCTCATGTTATTTAAGTCCAGTTCAGTATGCGTACAGTTCCGTTTGCGTCCACAATCTTGGCTTGATTGGTTGTCACGTTCAACCAAGCGTCACCCTTGCGTGGGCTTATAGGATCTGATGTTACATTAGGAAACGTAAAACGTGTTGCAGTTTCAAGCAGCCGTAATCGTCGTTCCAAATCCGAAAACAACACGCGTAGGTCTGGCGGTTGATTGATGTAAGCCATGAGTGCCTCAGTTCGTAGTTTGAGTTAGGGTCAATGTTACGCGTTCTGGTCCATCTTCACCAGGTTGAACCTCAACACCAACAATTCGGTACACCTCATCCAATCCTGCTTGAACCGCCGTACCTACGCCCGTTGCAGGAAAGCGCTCATCTGTGATGCGTAATCTTGCGTCGTCGCCTATTGCATAAGATCCGTACACTGGATTGACGTAGGCTGGCACGACAATCTTAATAACAGTAGGTGGGTACGCAACTGCATTAACTTGACCTTCAGCCAACTGAGCAAGATAGGTCGCATCAGTTACGTCTGAATAGTTAGCCTGTTCTTCAAGCAACGCCCAGCCGTCTGTCAAAAATGTTGTGTCTTGAAACGTGGCTTCCAATTTACCTTCATTAGATCCAGCACCCAGCGCGTACAAAGTGTTTGCCACCAGTGACCCGTCCTCTGGGTACTCGTACTCCACTACGTTGCCAGCAGGAAACTCAAACAATATTGCTTCAGGATCTGCGGCTGAATAAACAGTGCCCAATCGCGGGTAGCCCAAATTGAGCGTTTTGCTTGGTGTGCCAGATCCGCCGTAACTTACGTCAATATTGAAGTCAAACCCGTTTTCAGCACGTGAAAGATCCTGCAACGCTGAGAAGTATGTTTTCTTTTCGTAATCATAGTAAGTCCTGGACACCAACACACCAGAAGTCTCAACACCCACCTGCACTCCAATGTTGCCGTAAGCCACGCCCTGAGCCAGTGAAATCAAGTTTTGCGTAATTGTCAGTTGATCTACGTTGTTGAAGATTTGATCTGAGGTAATTCTGCGTTTCTCAAAGTATGACTCAAACTCTCTTGCTTGCAGCGACAACACCTGCCCTGAAGATTGATAACTGCGTGACCAAATAATCCCGCCCCATACCAGCACCCCGTCACGATCTACGTACACCGCGCACTTACCAGGAATTGTCGCATTAGTAATGTTGAAAGCCACTGTGTCAATTCCCGACAAAAGTATGCGCCCCTGAAATGTGCCTGCTTGGTTAAGTTGAGATCCAAACGACACGCCAGTTAGTGGCAACTCAGCAATAATTACATTGGTCAGCAAATCTGCAAACAAGTATCGGTATGTCGTGGTCATTTGTACTCTTTCCTACTCCACCAAAACTTTTTATAGCGGTCAAAGAATACCGTAGTAAATTTGCGTAAATCAGAAGTGTACTGAGCCTTCTCTTTTTTGCCGCCTAACTTAGATGTCCAGTTTTCTCTTTTGAAAGGTATTACCTGAACAAAAG